TCAGGTTTTGGGCTTGGCGCGGTGCTCAAGCCTGAACTTCATGACGGTCGCAGTCTTCTCGGCCTGGCCCCGCGCATAGCGCTGGGTCATGCTGATGTCGCTGTGGGTGGCGGCGTGCTTGATGTGCTCGAGCTGAGCGCCTGCCTCAGTTGCTTCGGTGATGGCTCCGGCCCGGCTGTCCATGTTGCGGATCTGGGGCGGGACGCCTGCCTTGGTCGCAACGATCCTCCATTTGCGGCGGAATTCGCTGGTCGTGAAGGGCTGGCCGGTCGCTTCGCAGATGATGCACGGACCATCTTTCGGGATCGCACCGAGGTGGCTCAGTTCGTCCATGACCATAGGCGCGAGGCGAAGATCGACCTCGATGTCCTTCCCGCGCTTGCTGGTGGTGTGCCGCAAAATCATGTTCTCGTTGATCTCGGACCACTGCAGGCCGGTGATCCACTTGCCTTTGCTCGGCCAAAGCACGTCCGAAACACCCGGTTCCGACAACGGAACCCACTCGCCGATAACGTCCTTCTGCCTCAGCATCAGGTCGAACTGAAACGCTTGCGCCAGAGCGATCGAATTCCAGCCCATGTCGCGAGCGGTCTTACGCACGGCTTCGACCATCTCGGCTGTCAGGAACTCTGTCCGCGGCTTCGCCATAGGGAAGCGCATCTTGTGAAGGATTCCTGAGATGCGCTCGCAGTCAGGATCCTCCAAGATTGTAGCGCCAAACCCGACCAGCGTGCGGATCTGGCCAACCAAGGCATGCGCAATCGCTACCTTCTGCCCATCATTGCTCCAGCTTTTGTGCCAAGCGATCAGCAGGCGACCTTTGATGTCGCAGAGCTGCTCGTCTCCCAGCGTGTCGGAAATGCGCTTGAGCATGCCATCGTGGTTTTTGCGGACGGCATAGCGCATCTTCCGATAAGTCGAGTCGTCGTCGGTCTGGTAGCATCTGATCAGGGATCGCAACGAGCCATCAAAGGTTGCAGCGACAGGCAGGCCACCGCGGGCAAACAGCTTCATCTCGGCCTGCAGCCGCTGGCACTGGTCCGAAATATACGCCGCTTCCTTTTCGCTCGGCGCCGCGCCAGTCCATAGCCGCTGACTCTTCGGCGTGAAGCCGTCATTGATGATGTCCGTGCGGCACTGCCATCTGGCTTCCCATCCTTCGCGATGGGGTCTCCAGATCAGGCCGGGGGCGTCCTCGACCTTTGGGGCTGTCTTTGTCATCCTTGTGCTCTCCGTTGAGGGACAGCGAGGCTAGCGCTGTACTGGCGGTCGAAATAGGCCTGAACCGCTGGCCAATACCGCCGGTCACCCCACAATTTCTGTTTTTTCGGAAACCCGCTGGGCTTTGCATCCAGCATCCGCAGCGTCTCACGGGCTGTCCGTTCAGGCACGCCCATGCGCCGGATGAGTTCAGCGTCGGTGACCCAAAGTTTGGTTTTTTCGCGCTCCAGCGTGTCGGCGGCTGGCTCTGTCATGCCGGCGCCCTCATGCTCTCGATCGCGCGCCGCACCTTCGCCTGCAGGCTCTTGAAGGTGTCGTCGTCCGGCCAGACAATCCGGTCGCGCTCGGCTTTCTGGCCGTTCCAAGTCGCGGCGAGCTGGTCGGCGTTCGTGGCCGACTCCATGATGGTCGCCCACTGGCTGACATACTCGGCCGCCGTCGGGGTTGGTTCGTCGGCCTCTCCTGGGACGCTGGGGGCGGAGGAGGGAGAGGCCGACGTCGCCGGCGCGGGATTGCCCGACGAAGCTTGTGCGCCACCGCGAGCCCATTCGGCCAATGACCGGCCAATGTTCTCGTCGAGCGGCTTGCGATCTTGAAAGATGCTATCGAATTGGCATGCTGGCTTGATCATCATCTTCTCGCCGACGTTTTCGGTCTGCCAGGTCGGCACGCCGCGCGCGCCGGGCATCAGCAGCAGGTTGACCGTCATCTCGAAGACGAATTCCTCGCCGGCGATCGGCATAAAGCCTTGGGCGACGATCTCGGTCTTGCCGTTCACTTTGACCGGTTTAACGGTATTCTTCGCACGGAAGCAGAAGATGAAGTTCACGTTCTGCTGCAGCAGGAAGTTGATGAGCTGCCGGCGGGCCGCCTTCGGCTTCTGCCAGGCGAGCATCTTCATCCGCTCGCGCTTGCCGTAATCGTCGCCCGCCATGCGGTCAAGCTCACGTTCCTGGAAGTCGATCATGCCGCCCGGGCCTTCGTGCTCGTGGCTCATGGAGTCGATCACGATGGTCTTGGCGCCAGCCTTAATGCAGTGCTGGATCGCGGCCTTGTAGTCGAGCGATCCGAACGGCGGGTCGAACTGCAGGTGCTTGAACTTAAAGGCGTCGGCGTGGTGCAGCATGCGGCGCGCTTCGGTGTCGATGCCATATATGTCACCGCCAGTGATCTGCTGCATGCCGGTAGCGAGGCGCAGCGCGGAAACGGTCTTGCCGCCACCGCTCGGTCCCATCAAACCGACCAGCACTGGCACGGACTCGCGCGCGGCGTCCTTCGTGACGAAACTGCGTTCTGCTGCTGCCATCTTAGCCACCCATGATCGATTGAAGACGCTCACTCCGCGGCGCCGGCTCAAAGTCGCCGTTCATCTCGCGGTTGAGGAATTGATTTTCTCGGTAGCCAGGGAATTCCGGCGTGACGGTGCGGTTCGTGTAAGCCGGCCAGCCCGCGTGCGGGGCGTTGCGCCAGATGTTGACGGCGTGATCCATGCCTTTGCGGCCCATCGTCAGCCAGTGCTCGTCATGCTTCATGACGGTCACCGCGTGCGGGGCATAGTTTTCCTGGGCAATGTTGCGGAATCTGCGACGCCCAGCGTTGTCAGGATTGAGGGCGTTGAGGCCACGATCTATCCAAGCCATCTGGAAGTGCCATCCGCCGGCCTCGGCCAGCCTGCCGATCACATGCGGCGCCACAGACATGCCGGTGGACTTGTAGTCGTCCACGGTGCGGAGGTCATCGGACAGCCAGTCGATTAGCGCGCGGCACCAGATATCGCCCTCGCGCCAGACGATCATGACTTCAGCCGCACCGTTCTTGAAGGCGTCACCTTCTTCATGATCCAGAAGCTGGTTGCGCAGTCTAACCTGCATTAGTTCCGCTTCCAGCATGTGCTTTGCGAGGATCGGAACTCGGCCAGCGAGCGTGGCAGCGTCACGAAGATCGCGCGCAGCCTGTTTCTTGAAGTCCGGCGCGTCGATCACCTCGACGTCTTTGCCGCGGCCGAGAACGAGCTTGTGCGCGGCATTGCCGATAGCTTGCGCCTTGACGTATTTCTCAACGACTTCCTCGTCGCCATCGAGTAGCGGCAGCCCGAGACGCGGATGCTCAAGGGCTGCATGCGCGGGCGACTGGTCCAGCAGTATCTTCGCAATCGACTGCGTAAGGCTGGGTTCGGGGCAGGGATCAGCGAAATATGAATCGCCGTCGAAATCTCGGTATATTCCCGGCTTATTGATCATCACGCGGGGCTTGATCGCCACACTGCTTTGATTTTCTGCGGGCGCACCTGTGTCACTTCCGGCTGCGGCGATGGCTCTGCCGAGCAGGTCAGGTGCAACCCCAGAGTTTTGATCCGAAGCGCTATCGACATCACTTCTGTTCCGCACTTTACCCGACATCGCTTCCACCCATCTTTCTTGAGGCGCATCTTCCGTTGGCATCGCGGACACCGCATCGAATTCTCCAAACGTCTTTCAGGGAGCGACCTTCGTCCTTGCAACCTCACGGCCGCTCCCCGTCCAACGTGTTCTTGCGATCGTAGATCGTGAGAACACCTAGAAAGGCGCATGCCTTTCTAGGCAACAGCCGCTCCTGTGAGGTCTAAGACACCAGGTCACGGCTGAAACTTGCTAGGCTTGCGTCTTAGGCTGTCCGCTCGTATCGCCCATGTTGGCGATCTGCAGCGTCGCCATTGCGCTTTGATCGACGTTGGCCATGAGCTTCTGACGCAGTTCTTCGCGGCGGTGGTTCGCCTCGGCCTGCTTGATCTTGTCGATCGCCTGCTGTTCGAGGCGCTTCACGTCCTTGAACGGGTCCATATCGATGATCCCGATCACCCACTTAATGTCCGCCGTGGTTTCGAGATCGACCTCGATATCGGTTTCGACAACCTTGACGGTCGTCACCTCCAAGCGCGTGTTGGACGGCACGATGAGCAGATCGCCGACCGTCACCATGGGGTCGAAGGTCTTGAAAATCTCGCGCTTGGCTTTGGTGGTGTGATCCGTTTTGCCGTCGGCGTCCGGCTCGTAGATCGCCTTGATCGCGCGGACCTTCGGATTGATCAGGAAAATGGCGGTGGAGTAATTCATGGGATTTTCCCTTGTTGCAGAGTTACGAGGTGAGTGCAGTGACGCTGCCGAAATGCCGGCCGGCGCGCTTGTTGATGAGGCGGAGGGCGCCTTGTTGAATGAGCGAGTGGACGGTGCGCACATCGAAGAACGGGCCGGATTTGCTGCGCGCGAATCCGCGTCGGAACGGTATCAGCGGCTCGATGGTCGCTTCGATGATGCAGCGGCGCTGGTGATCTGTGAGTTTCATCAGATCGCCCCCGACATCAGGCCGGCGAGCACGATGAAGCCACCGAAGATGGCGAGCGCAACAATCGCCTCAGCGATCAGCGCGACCGACATGCAGCTCGCCGTCTCGGCGATGATCTCGCGGGTTGTCATGCCGGCACCTTTGCGCGTGCGAGCTTCGTCTTGCGGCTGTCGAGATCGGCAAGGTACAGCGCGAAATCGCTTGCGGTGATGAAGCCGTACGGGCCGTAGCTGAATTCCCGCGGCAGATCGCCCGGGAGGAAGGATGCAGCGACGAACCGGCCATAGGCCATCCGCACAAGGTTCGTCTCGCGGCACAGCTTCGTGTAGCGCGCCTCGTCGTTCGGCTCAGCGGCCAGACGCTTGTCGAGATCGGCGCCGAGCCAGTCGATCAGGGTGGTGGGGAGGGGGGCGGTCATGCCGACACCGCCAGTGCCTTGTGGATCAGGCCGAGGGTGTTGCGGAGACCGGAGGCGGGGAGGCCGGCAGGCATGCCGCTCTCGACTACCGGGATGATCGCCTCAAGGTCCGTGCGCGCGTGACGGCAAGCCGCCCGCAGCGCCATGTTCTCATTGACCAGCTTGGCCAGGCGATCGTTTTGGGGAGAGGCGGTCTGGACTGCGGCTGTGCGCATCGGGTCGCTCCATCAGGTGATGAAGCAATTATGCACCGACGTATAAAACAGTCAATCGGAAAAATACGACAACGTATAATTTATTTGGCTCGAAGATCGAGAATTCGAGCTATTGCGGTATCTATTGCCTGCTGCTCTGCGCCTTCGAGCACTTTGACGCGCGCCAACGGGTCGGACATCGATTTAAGACTCGCATCCAGGGCGCGCCGTTCGGCGCCGCAAAACGCAGGCGCGTGCTTCGCGATCAGATCTGCAGCGTCTGGTCCAGTAGCGAGACGAAGTGCAGTGCCTAGAATGCAGTCTTTGTAGGCTGTCACGGCCGGTTCTGCGGCAATGGCAGGGCAGGAGACCAGCAAAGCGACGAGCCCCAAAACCCGCATCACCGGGGCCTCATGCTGGTGACCTTGGCTGCCCATTCGATTTCTGCGTCGGTGATGTCAGGGTCGCCGCTGTTGGACCGGAGGATGTATTCGCCGCCTTGCCGGATGAGCCGTTTGACCAGAATGCGGTCGTCGGCCAAGCCGACCACGCACAGCTGCCCGATGAGATCTTCCGTAATAGGCGACCGAATATCGTCGTAGAAGATGTTCCAGCTATCGAATACCGGCCCCAAGCTGTCGCCGCGGACCTGCACTGCGATCGTCTGATCAGATGCACCGTCGGGCGCCTCGACTTCCTCCAAATATTCGTCGGAGACGCGGTAATATACTGCTTCGCCTGATGCGCCGACATAGCCTTTTACCTTGATCATGCGTGTCGGAGCGGGCTCGGCCATATCCGCGGCGACATCTTCAGAACGCATGTCGGTGACGACGCCAAGGCGGTTGGCGGCTGCCAATATCCGATTGTAAGTCGGCAAATCGGGGTTTGCGCCCTTTAGCCACCGCGAGATCTGAGGCTGGTCCGTGCCGAGCAGTTCCGCCAAAGCGGTTTGCGTCTGCCTCGATGGCAGGTTTTCAATCATAGCTCGCAGAAGTTTCGGCACGTTGTGTTCCATGCGGACATTATGCGTATGCGCATAGTGTGGATCAAATACGGCCACGTATAATATCCTTGCGCAGATCATGCGTCTGCGTATAGTTTGCGCCCCATGCGAGCCATCGAACACATCCGAAAGAATGTTTTCCGCTGCACCCAGGCCGAAATGGCCTCGATCGCCGGCGTGACCCAAGCCTCTGTCTCCCGTTGGGAGAGCGGCGAATTCGAACCATCGCTTGAAGAACTCCGGCGCATCCGTGCCGAAGCGCAGACCCGCGGTCTCGATCTGATCGACGCCGCATTTTTTGAAACTCCAGTCAGTGCCGCGTGAGGTAAGTGATGAGCTTTTTATTTGCCGGGGCCGTTGGGAGTTCTCCCAATTTTATTGGGAGAGAATATTCCCAGATGTTGAAGGAGCTTTCTCTGCCGAAACCGCAGGGGGACAAATTCAATCTGGCAATCGGTCGAGCCGCGGCGGCGTGCGGGCTCGAATACTGGCGGGCCTTTGACATTTGGTACCGCAAAGCCCGGCGCATCGATGCGCATGAGGCAGCCCAGATCACCGAAGCACTGCGCATCAAGCGCGAGAAAGCCGCACAAAATGAACTCGACGAACTCCGGGTCCGCCTCGCAAAGCTCGAATCCTCATTCGTTCAACACCATCAGGACTTTTCTCGCGACGCGCTTGATCCGGCTGGGCAAGCGGTTCGCCGCCGCCGGTGAGGCGTGTGTCCGCGCAGCTCGGCGCGTCGCCCCTTGGCTGAAGTGACTTCGTAACCAAGCGTCGCGCGCCACCAGCGGATGGTGGCAAATCAAGAGGACACCATGACCGACGAAACCGTCTCCGCGCCGTCAAGTGCCGAGAACACGGCGGCACTCGCCGCGGAAACGCTGCGCGGAGACATCCGTGATCGCATTCTATCGGAATTCAAAGCCATCCCGAAAAGCTGGCAGACCAGCAGCGAGGATGAACAGTCACGCCTGATCAACCGTGCGCGCGATATAGCGAATGATGTGGTGCGCCAGGCCATCGACATCATTGCCGGCAAGGGGCTTCCGGCGCTTCCCATTCTCGTCGGCAAGATCGTCGTCGAAAAGAGCGCCTGCAAAGGCGTGTTCGAATGCCACGCTGACGACGAGAACCTGCTGCGCATACGCCATCTGCAGGGCTCGCGCGCCATGTTCGTGCTCGCATCACCCGATGCGTTCAACGGTGAACAGTCGGCGCCGCGCACCGAGGTGATCGGCGACCTCGCGCTACCCGAGCCGGAATCGGGCGAGCGAGCCGACGAAGACAATCTCGCCAAGGTCGGCCAAGGAAAGGCTGCCTGATGCGATGGACGGAGGAGCAGCTAGCCGAGCACAACGCCAAGCGCGCTGCTGCTCCGTCTATGGCCGACGCGCCATTCCACGCGCCACCGGACGACCGTGCGGCGCCGATCACCATCAATGTGGTTGGCGACCCTCAGGGCAAGGGCAGGGCTCGCGCATTCGTGCGCCACGGCAAGGTCGGCCATTACACGCCTGAGAAGACGCGGACCTATGAAGGCATCATCCGCACCGCAGCGATGGAAGCCATGGGCAACCGTCCGCCGATCGATGAGCCCGTCGAATTCGTGATGCGCGCCGTGTTCGCGCCGCCGGCCTCGTGGTCGGAGAAGAAAAAGGCCGCAGCTCTGTGCGGCATCATCAAGCCGGCGAAGAAACCGGACATCGACAACATCGCCAAGGCCTGGAACGACGCGCTCAACGGCGTGGTCTATCGGGACGATGCGCTGATCGTCAAAGCGACATTCGAGAAGCGCTATGGGCCGCAGGCGCTCGTTGCTGTGGTGGTGAGGGCAGCATGAGATTTGCGCCTCCACGCACAGATTATCGCGTCATCGCCGCGGATCCGCCGTGGCATTTCAAATCAAATTCGGTTGAGAAGCCCGGCCGCAATGCGATGGGTCACTACGACTGCATGTCGCTTACCGACATCGCGGCGCTGCCTGTAGCGGATCATGCCGCTGATGACGCAATCCTATTCCTGTGGATCACTGGCCCCTTCATGGCGATCGGCGCCCATCTGCCGATCATGAAGGCATGGGGCTTCAAGCCGTCAGGCATGGGTTTTGTCTGGATCAAGTTGAATCCAAAGGCCGCCTCGCTGTTTATCCTCAAGGAGGACCTGGCGATGGGTGGCGGCTTCACCACGCGCAAGAACGCGGAGTTCTGCCTGATAGGCAAGCGCGGCCGCAGCGTACGCCAGAACGCAGGCGTGCACGAGGTGATCATCGACCCGCGCCGGCAGCACAGCCGCAAGCCTGACGAGTTCTACAGCCGCGCAGAGGCCTATTCCGAAGGTCCATATCTCGAGATGTTCGCACGCCAGTCCCGCCCAGGCTGGGACACATGGGGCAATCAGGCCACCAAATTCGACGAGGCTGCAGCATGAGGCGCCCGCTGACCAAAGCCGCCGTCTGGGAGCTCAACATCCGGCTCAAGCGCGCCCTCGACCGCATGGGCGCGCGCCGGCCCATCCTGCAGGACAACCAGCCCGACCGCGACGCTGACGCACTGGCGAACGACGTGGCGGCGCTCTGCGGCCGCATCGCACGAGGTGAAGCATGACCACCTGGTTCATCGACAAGATGATGCAGCACTGGCACGCCGGCCGCGACACCTATGCCATCGCCATCATCATGCACAGCAACGAGGCCCAGGTCGCAAAGGCGCTGCGCATCGGCCGCAAGGCTGAGCTGAAGCGAAAGGGGGCGGCGTGAGCGAGGCCGTCTACATATACGCGATTGGTTGCCCTGACGGCCCGGTCAAGATCGGCGTGTCTGCATCACCACAAGGGCGCCTGAACGATTTGCAAGTGGCGTGCCCTTACAAAATCGACTTGCTGCACATGCGACAGTGCCGCAATCGGCGCCATGCCATGAGCCATGAGAGGCTCATTCACAAGATTTACAGCGATCACCGCCTCATCGGCGAATGGTTCGAAATTGACGAGGAAATTGCGATCGAGGCCATCGACACCAGCATAGATACCGAAGCCTATTTTGATAGTGAATACGGACAGCGCGTATGGTGAAGCCCGTTGCGACACCGATCACCGACATGATCACGGAGATGCTGAAAAACTGCATTCCGAATGAGATGATCATCGTTGCTGTGCGCTCGATGGAGCTTGCTCTGTCCACCCGACTTACGGTGGACGAAGTAGCTGAAAAGCGCCGCGCTTGGGATCGGGAATATCGTCGCAAACGTCGCGGAATTCCACCTGATCCACCCGACATCCACCCGAACGCACCCGACACCGGAAGTGCAGCTATATCTCTTTCTGAAGAGAATAGTAGATCTATGGAAAGTGTAGTTAAGAAAGAGAAGAAGCGCGGTACGAAAATTCCACCCGACTGGAAACCAAAACAAAGCCACTACGACGAAGGCGCTTCGCGCAATTTGCTGCCACGCCGCGTCGATGAGATTGCCGACAACATGCGCACATGGTGCGCGGCAAACGCCAATCGCTCGGTCACCACCAAGGCAGATTGGGACGCTACCTTCATGGGCTTTATCCGGAGAGAACCTTCCAATGGCCAACGAAATTTCACTGCGTCGCGTCGATCTGCAAGCTCTGACTTTTTCGCCGGAATGCGTAGCGTGGCGGAGGATCTCGCTGGGGACAGTGAACCACCCGGGGATGTCGACCCGCAGATACCTCTCGGGCGGTTTAACATTGACGCTGACTGAGCGCGCGCTGATTGGCGCCAAGGTCGCTGAGCTGCGCAAGCTCACCGAGGCCGACGACGGTACCGAGAACCGCAAGGCCCGCCTGGGCGTCGTCGCGAACATGCTCTTGGCCTATCCCATGGCCGGCGCGTCTGAGGAAGCTGGCAAGGCCCGTGCGATGGCCTATCTCGCCGCGCTCGACGACGTGCCGCCATGGGCTGTCGCTGATGCTGTGCGCCGCTGGCACCGCGGCGAGTGCGGCCCTGATCGCAACTATCGTTTCGCGCCGGCGCCGGCCGAGCTGCGTGAGGTCGTGATCGACCAGTTCAAGCCGGCCAAGGAGACGATTCAGCACCTTGAGCGCGTGCTGAACGCTCTGACTATCGAGCAGGCAATGAATCCGGATTACGTCGCCCCAGCCAAGCCGGGGTTCAACGCGCCAAAGCTGAGGAGCGTGTGATGGACGTCTCACAGGCCGAATACCTCTACGTCACCGAGGGCTTCAAAAAGCTCATCCCCGAGTTCATCGAGAAGCACAAGCTCTCGACGCCCGACAACGACGCCAAACTCGCCCGGTCCATCATCGACCGCAACGACGCGCAGATCATCGAGGAATACCACGCCAATGGTCTGGTGCCGATTATCACCGAGCTCGGCCGGCCCATGTCGCTGTATCTCGCCCGCATGATGCGCCTGCCGATCGAGGCGGTGGAGCAGGAGGAGGCGGCGTGATGGATATCTGCACATTGATCATCGCGACCGTCATGACGACCCAGGCGTGCTTCTCCAAGCCGACCTGCGAGCCGCCGGCCGATGGCCGCCAGCTGTGCCTTCCGGCGCTCCCAGCGCCGTGCCCGAAGCCGCTAGACCAGTACCAGTGCATCCGTCCTGACGGATCGAAATACGTTTGGAACAAGCCTAGATGACCGCGCCGATACGCTCCATGCCCGAACTCATCCAGGCGCTCCGTGATCGTGCGCGTGAGCTGCAGATCACCCACGAAACCATCGACGCGGTATCAGGCCTGCAATCCGGCTACACGGGCAAGCTGCTCGCACCAAAGCCGATTAAGAACCTCGGCCCGATGTCGTTCGAGTCCATCCTCGGCGCGCTCGGGCTCGCCGTCGTCGTTGTCGAGGATCCGGCGCAGGTCGCCAAGGTGTCCAAGCAGTGGGTCAAACGGGAGCGACCACTGCGCGTTCCACTTGCTCTACCAGCGCCGGCAAGCATCTCGGCAAGCATGCCAGTTGAAATCGAAGTTACGCCCGCGCTGCAACGACTTCTACGCAATCCGGAATGGATGCGTGAGATCGGTATCCGCGGTGGCCACGGACGTGCAGCGAAGCTCTCAGCGTTCCGCCGCCGCATGATTGCTAAGCGCGCGGCGAAGACACGATGGGCGAAGAAGAACGATCGGGAGAGGGTGACGACGTGAGCGAAGCCGTTGAACGAGCGACCAAGGCCAGACCGTGCGTGACTGGGAGCGCCGCGAAGGACCATCAGGCCCGGCGAGTGCGGCGATAGAGACGTGGTTGCTGCGCAAGGTGATGCCGGCCGATCCGCTTGATGACATCATCTCGCCCTACGGCTCATCCGAGCGATAGGGCTCCTCATGGAGCGAGTGGAAGCCCCGCTGACGCTCATGGGATAGGAGGAGCGCGACGCACTCACAGCGATGATGGATGAGGCACTTAAATCCTCACATTCGCCCGATTGAAATCCCGCATCGCCTTTTCGGCCATCCGCCGCATCGCAGCCTTTGACATGCGCTGCCGCATCGGCTTGCCCTCAACCTGTCGCTGCACACGGTCATGTAGCCGGCTAACATGCCGCAGCCTCGCCTGCTTGAGATTGATCCCGGCCTGCTTCACCCACCGATGCACCGTGGCTCTGCCGACCCCCGCCACCAGCGCAGCCTCAGCCGTCGTGACTACTTCGCCACGCTGCAACATTGCCAGGATCAACGGTCGCACAGGATGATGTCGAGGAGCCACGATATGAGACACTGGCGTCTCACATCATCTTGAGGCAACGCACCGAGTGACAGCGCAGGTCACCACCCACGCGCCACCACGGGCCATTGATATCATTGAACAAATATACGGTGCGTTGCTGAAATTCGCCCAATCCAGCACCACCCATCGCGCGTCCCGCACTCCGCGCGCGCTCGCCCTATTCCTTCCACAGCGAGCCTGCGAGCGAGGACCATGAGGAAGGCCAAGGGCCGACGACATGCCATCCACAAGTCTGCAGTCAGCCATGACGAACAGCCACCTCAGCAAACAACTCGACGATCAAGCCAACCTGCCTGACAAAAAGCGACCCATTTCGCGCAAAGTACGTGAAGCAATCGACGCAATGGTATGGGAAGGCCTCCCACGAGACAAAGCAGCTGCAAAAGCTGGAATATCCGACCACGGCCTCTACAAAGCCCTCCGATCACCTCCCGTCAAAGCGCACTATCTGAGCGAATGTGAGGTATTGCGCACGAGCGGACGAGCCCGCCGTATTCACCGGCTCGAAGCGATGGTCGAGCAGAACGACAACAAGGCCGCTGTCGTCAATGCAGCGCTGGCGCTGGAGCGAATGAGCCCCGACGAGCAGCAATCACGTACCGCTCAGTCGTCGCCAGGCATGGTGATCGTCATCAACAACAGCGGGTCGGGCGAGTTCAAGTCCGTCGATGTTGAACGACAGCGAGCAATATCAACGACATACGAGCGGAATGACGTTCATGACGTATGAACGCTGCGCCATGGCCGGTCGCTTCGCACAACATCGAGGGGGGGGGGGGGCTCGCATTGGTGAGCGCGGCCTGGGCGGTACCCGGGGGGAAAAATCGGGTCGCCGAGTGGACGCTGGTACGCCCCGTATAAATCGCGCCGAAAAACCTTTCGGGGTGGCTGTCATAATTTTTGGTCGGAATATTTTTGGGGCTGCGCGATGACCGGCGCCCCGAATGACGGTCGTTTCCAGTTTCGGCTCGATGCCGGGACGCAGGTTTGCGAGTTCGTGTGCTCGGATGCCGAGGTCGATATCATTCAGGGGCCGATCGGGTCGGGAAAGACGCGGGCGCTGTGCGCGCGGGTGATGCGACATGCGCAGCAGCAGCGGGTGTCAAAGATCACCGGGATGCGGATGTCGCGGTGGTTCATCGCGCGAAACACGTATCCGGACCTGAAGACGACGACGATCCGGACGTGGCTGGAGATGTTCCCGGAGAACGTCTATGGGCGGTTCAACTGGGGGCAGCCGCCGTCGCACAAGATCCGGTTCGGCGATGTGGCGCTCGATGTGGATTTCATCGCGCTTGATAAGCCGGAAGACGTTCGCAAGCTGCGATCGACGGAATACACGGGCGGCGCCTACAACGAGCTGGCGTTCATCGAGAAGGAGCTTTTCGACGAAGGTACGTCTCGTTTGCGCTATCCGGGTCGGGATCATGGCGGGTCGGCGTGGCATGGGATCATTGCGGACTCGAACGCGCCGGACGAGGATCATTGGCTGGCGGTGATGACCGGCCAGGTGGACATTCCGCCGAACCTGACGGACGAGGAGAAGGCCGGTCTGGTGTGGCCGGACCACTGGAAATTCTATCCGCAGCCGCCGGCGGTGCTGGAGAAGACGGACGGCAAGGGCGTCGTGATTGGCTACGAGGTCAATCCGGACGCGGAGAACCTGCACAATCTTCCGCCGGGCTATTACGCAAAGCAGCTCGCGGGCAAGAAGAAATCGTGGATCGACTCGCGTCTGCGAAACGTGGTGGCGCTGGTGGTGGACGGCTCGCCGGTGTGGCCGATGTTCCGGGTCGAGGCGCATGTTGCGAATGAGGCGCTGCGACCTGTGGCGGGGCATGATGTGGTGGTCGGGCTCGACTTCGGGCGCCGACCGGCGGCCATCTTCATGCAGGCGGTGAACAACCGGATTTTGGTGCAATACGAGCTGATCGCCTACAACGAGTCCGCGATCACGTTTGCGCCGAAGGTGAAGCGGTTTCTGGAGACGAATTACCCGGGTTTCAAATATCGGATGTATGGCGATCCGAAAGGCCAGGACAAGGGCCAGAACGACGACCGCACGGCCTATGACCACTTCGAGGCGAATGGCATGAAGGTGATGCCGGCGCCGGTGAAGCAGAACATGATCGCGACTCGCATCGACGCAGTGGCGCATCCGCTGAACGAGATGCACGACGGGCGGCCTCGGTTCGTGCTGTCGCCGCTGTGCCGGACACTCAAAGTCGGCATGGCGGGGCGGTATCATTTGACTCGCGAGGAAAGCGGCGAACTGATCCCGAAAAAAGACCGGTACAGCGATCCGTGCGATGCGTTGGGCTACGGCGTGCTCGGGCTCGGTGAGGGGCGCACAATGCTCGGCCTCTCACCTTCCGGTTCGACGCAGCCGGTGCGCGGCTATCGCGGGCGCGGCGCCGGGCGGCGTGTCGCATGATCCGGGTTGCGCGCTTTCCGGCGGCGGTCGAGCCGACGCTATGGAACGTGGTGTTTCACCCGGTGGCGGCGACGGCCTGGATGAACCGGATGCCGATTGGGCATTTCAAGCATGTCAGCGCATTTGCCTACCTGGCCGGGCTGAAGGGCTGGCTGCTGTACGACGTGCAGCTATGTGCGACACGGATCATCGTGCTGCCCGATCTCGACGAGTCCATGAAGATCATCGGCAGGCTGACGGAGGGTTGCGACATCCTTTCGATCGAGCGGCGGGATGGTGGTTCGACCGGTGGCCGGCTCGGGTTCTGGTGTGTGCCGGCGGTGAAGCACTTGATCGGGCTTCGTTCGGGTGCGTTGCGACCAGACCGTCTTTACGACGACCTGTTGCTCAACGGAGCAAGGGTCATTCATGCAGCCCCCCAGTTACGAACCGCCGAAAGACCCGACGCTGGAAGCGAAGGCGAAGCAGGCGCAGCAGGATCAGATCAACGCGCTGCAGCAAACGTTGCAGGGTGACACTGCGTCCGTGATGCAGCGCTATGGCGCGCGCGTCGCGATGTCGGGCGCCGCCATCCCATCGCCGGTACCGTCGGCAACACAGACGTCGAGCGGCAGTCCGCTGTTTAATCTGATCGCCAACTCGAACCTGATGAAGATGGTCGGCTGATGGCGAAAGTTCCGAAGCCAGCGCCGGAGCAACCGTTTGCCACTGTGCAGCAGGAGGCGAATGATCGCCTGCAGGCTTGCCGTGAGCAGAAGACGCAGGTCGAGCTCGACATCAAGGAATGCTATTTTTTTGCCGCGCCGCATCGGCAGAAACAGATCAACTCGACGACTGCGCCGCCGACGACGCAATCAACCGGCGACGCCGCGCTGCTGCAAACCAGCCTCGCGTTTGAGCTCGCGCAGGATTTCGTCACCGTCGTTCTGAACACGTTCATGCCCGAGGCGCAGCCCTGGTGCGAGCGCCGCGCAGGGCAGTTCATCTCCGAAGACGTCTGGAAGGAAGTCGCCGACAAGGTGAAGGCTGGCGACGTCAAGATTTTCAACGCCATGAAGGCGTCGAACCTGTATCCCGAAATCGCGAAATCGTTCTTTCCGGATCTGGCGATCGGCACCGTTGGGCTGTGGATTGATGCGCCGCGGCCTGGTCAGCCATCCGTCGTATCAGCAATCCCACTGCGCGAACTCGAGGTCAACCTCGGCCCGTTCGGTGAAGTCGATGACCGTTTTGTGGTCCGCTACACGAAGAACCGCTACGTCGAAGCACTGTTGCCGGGCGTTGATCTGCCAACCGAGATCAAAGAGAAGATCAAGGCCAAGCCAAACGATCGAACTGAAGTCCGGTGGGGTTTCTGGCGCGACTGGTCGCGGGTTGACGATGAGGTGTGGAAATACGTCAAGATGGTGAAGAACACCGTCGTGGCGGAGGAGACGTTGGTCGGCGAAGGCTGCTGTCCGCTGGTGGTCGCGCGGTTCAATCCTTCGGCGGATTGGGCGCACGGCAATGGACCGCTGATGCAGTCGCTGCCGGACCTGCGCCAGGTCGATGAGCTCGCCGGCCAGAAAATGGCGCATGTCGAACTGTCGTTGACGCCGCCACTCGGCTTTCCAGAGGATTCGATCGGCGCCATCATGGAGAACGGCCTTGAGGCCGGCATGGTGTATCCCGTGCGAAACGGGAGTGCCGACGCGATCAAGCCGCTCTACGCGCCGGGCTCGCCGGAAGCTGCAATCTATCAATCCAGCGAGACGGAGCACCGGCTGCGCAAGCTGTTCTTCCTCGATTTCCCGGAGCAGCGCGGCGACACGCCGCCGACCGCGACGCAGTGGCTTGACGAGATGCAGATGGCGCAGCGCCGCATTGGCACGCCGGGCCTGCCGTTCTGGCATGAGGGCCCGGCCAAGATTTTCCTGCGGTTCAAGTATCTGCTCGAGAAGGCCGGCGCGATCGAGCCGGTCACGGTGGATGGCAAGCACGTTTCGCTGCAGGCCTACAATCCCGCACAGCGCGCGGTCGAGCAGCAGGATGTTGCCATGTCCGTGCGCTTCATCGAGATCATGGGGCAGGCATTCCCCGAGGAATTCAAGATGGTGGTCGACGGCCGGCAGACCATGACGGCCTTCAAGGAGAAGATGCGCGAGACGCTGGTGGTGTTCCGCGACAAGAAAGAGGTCGAAGCTGCCGTCGGTCAGATCGCGCAGCTTGTCGGCGGCCGTCATGCGCCTGGTGGTGATCAGGCAGCCGCGCAGGGAGCAGCGCCCGTATGATCACTCCCAAGGAAATCGAAGATGCCATCCGTCGGATTGGCCAGACCTCAGATGGCCAGTTTCTGCGGCTCGGATTGCAGCGCGCGATGATGGCGCAAGCCCCATCGGTAGAGACCGGTGCGTTGCAGACATTCGAGGGTGGCCGCAGGTTCGCCGCACAGCTGGAACGGCTTCTTGCCGGGTCCAACGCGGAGATACCGAGTGACTACACAGCAGACACTTCCCTTGAGCGCCCCGTCGCCATCCCCCGCCCCGGCGCCGTCAGCGCCCGCGCCGGTGGCAACGGCACCCGCCGCCGCGTCTCCGCCGCCCCCGTCGCCAAGTCCGACGACGCCTCCAGCGATTGATCCCGCTGCCGCGCCGGTGGCCGGTGCGCGTCCCGAATGGCTACCCGAGGCCGCATGGGACGGCGAAAATTCCACCGTCAAGATCGATGCGCTTGCTCCAGTGTTCGCGGAGCTCAACGACAAGACGGCCAAGCTCGCGGTCGAGGAATCCCGCAAGCTGACGCTGCCAACAGATCCGTCCGGTTACAAGATCGAGCTTCCCGCGGATTTCAAGGCGCCGGAAGGTGTGACTTTTGAATTCCGCGCCGACGATCCGCTGCTAGCTCAGGCGCAGCAGCTTGCGCATGCCAAGGGCATCGACCAAGAAACTTTCTCCCAGATGCTCGGCCTCTATGCCGGCGCGCAGGTGCAGGACCAGTCCGTCATCACCGCTGCGAAGACGGCTGAGATTGGTAAGCTCGGCGTCAACGGCCCCGCGCGCGTCGATGCCGTCACCACTTGGCTCAAGTCGGTCGGCGGAGCCGATGCCGATATTCTCATCAAGACGCTCGACTACGCGCCCGTCGCGGCGACCGTTGTCGCGTTCGAAAACATGATGCGCAAGTTCGCCGGCGGCGGCGGCTTCACGCAGACCCATCGCGAAGCACCATCCACCAAGCCGACCGACGAGGAATTCAACTCGTGGTCATACGCAGATCAGCGCGAATACACCTCGACGGGCAAACGCCCGCAACGAGCCGCTTAAGCAGGGGACTGAACAATGGCTAACTCTCTCACGCTCGTTGAATACGCGAAGGGTCTGGACGTCGCCGACAAGCGCCGTCCGATCATCGAGATGTTCGCCAAGAGCACCGACATTTTCGAGGCACTTCCGTTCGAGGGCATGTCCGGCCCGGTGTTCGAAGGCTACCGTACCGCGCAGTTGCCGAGCCCGACTTTCCGCGGCATCAATGAAGCGTCTTCCAGCGGTGGCGGTAAGATTTCGCCGTTCCAGGAAGCCAGCTACGTGATGGACCATGACATCGACATCGACCGCGCCATTATCGACCGGCACGGCATGGATCGCCGCTACCAGGAAGAACAGATGGGCGTCGCCGCAGCCGGCCGCAAATGGGTCGACACCTTCCTGCAGGGCGACAACACCACGCAGCCCCGTGAATTCAACGGTCTGGCGAAGCGGTCGAATCTGTTCAGCCGCAAGATTGCCAACTCGGCGGCATCCGGCGGCGCGGCCTTGTCGTTGCTCAAGCTTGATCAGGCCATCAACGCCGTCAACAAGCCCACCCACATCATCGCTCCCTTCGACAGCAAGCCGCTGTGGATCCAGGCCGCGCGCACCAGCTCGCTGACCGGCTTCGTCATCCAGACCTGGGATCAGGTCGGCGGCCCGAAGCTGACCTACGCCGGCTTGCCGCTCCTGTTCGGTTACGAGAAGGACGACAACGTTCCCGTGCTGCAGTTCAACGAGGTTGGCGCCGGCGGCGGTGCCGCGCAGACCGCCTCGCTGTACGTCTGCTCTTTCGGCCCGGGCAAGCTCCGCGGCATCCAGCTCAAGCCACTTGAGCCGCGCGACATCGGCCTGCTCGAAAACGGCATCACCTATCGTACGCATCTGTCCTGGGATGTGGGTCTGGTCGATGAGCACAAGTATTGCTTCTCGCGCCTGACCTCGTGGACCAACGCCGCGATCGTCGCGTAACGGCCCGTCATCAGCGGTCGCCATGAGGCGGCCGCAACGCTTTTGATCAAGAGGAGAGCCCGATGGGCCAGCGCACTTATCCCTTTGACATCCAGACGCTCCTCAAGGACGCGGGGGCCATCACCGCCGACGCTGCTGCCACTGTCGGCGGATCTGCGGCGGTTCTCGATATGGGGCCGGCTCGTATCGATGCCATCGCGGTCATCGATGTTTCCGCACTCGATATCTCGTCTGCCGATGAGACTTACCGTCTCGTCATCCAGGGATCGAACTCACCGACCTTCGCGTCAGGCATTCAGAACCTCGCGATCATGGAACTCGGCGCCACTGCCGCGCGTCCGGGCGGCGCCGCGGATTCGCTGGTCGGCCGGTACGAGCTGATGTTCACCAACGAGCAGGCCGACGTCACCTATCGCTACGTCCGCGCCTATATCGACGTGACCGGCACCACGCCGTCCATCAACTTCACTGCGTTCGTGACCGAGCTTCCCTGCATCTAAGCAGGGTTGCTCGACCACGCGACGATCTGATTTATCCGACAAGGGAGCAAGCCGATGGCTGCGCGCAAGAAGATTTGGGATATGGAAGCCGAAGGCGGCCCGAAGGAAGTCGATATGTGGGCCGTCGATGCCGACGAGGCCTGCAAGAACGATCCGGATCGCTGGACCTTCACGCCGCCGGAAGGCAGTGCAGGCGCCACGGAAATTCCTCCGGACTGGGCCGATCTGCCGAACAGCAAGCGCCGTGGTCTGGCCATGAAGCTTGGCGCCCCCAACACGATCAAGGTCACCGAAGTCGATGCCTTCATTCAGGAAGTGATCGACGAGCGCGCGACCGCCCCTGCGAAAGAGCCCGTAGCCGAATAATTTCGACGTTTCCTCCCAGACTGGCCGCCCTTCGGGGCGGCTTTTTTGTGGGTGCGTTGCTGGTCGCTGGTCTGTGACCATTGTGGCGAGCATGACAAAAATTGTCCGCCATGCGCTGCTCGCCCTGTCATTCCTCATTGGCTTTGTGCCGGCCTATGCCGCGCCCCCGCCGCCGGTGCCAGCGCTGCCAGATACGGCCCGCATCACGACCTACACGCCGACGGCATCGACCGGTCCCTTCAATGTCTCGTTCGACGTCTATGGCGACGGCACCGACTACGGCAACTGGGTCGAGGTCTGGGTCAACGGCGTCAAGAAAACTGCGGTCACCGATTGGCAGCTGACATCGCCGAGCGGTGCACTAAACCTGATCCCGCGCCCCGTCACGGACGCGCGGGTGACGCTGACCACGGCGGCGACCGGCACCGTGCAAATCGTCGGCGCCCGCCGGCCGCGTCGCGTTTCGCAGTTCCCCGAGAGCCGCGGCGTCACCGCGCGTGACTTCAACCAGGTTCTCAGCGACATGACTGCCGTCGAGCGGGAGGGCTGGGATCTCCGTGGCCGATCGCTGGTGACGCTGCCGGGATATTTGCTTGGACCGCTTCCAGCCCCTTCGTCCTGCGTCAATGGTTTCCTTGGTTTCGATGAAACAGGCCTGAATCCATTGTGCCGGGCAGGCGGTGCTGGAGCCGGTAACGTTGTCGGTCCTGTCACTTCGGTAGATGGCCACTTTGCTCTATTCAACGGCACGACGGGGGCTCTCCTGAAAGATGGTGGAGCTCCAGCATCGATCGCGACGAGTGGTTCTGCTAGTGACCTGGTGACGGGCACGGTGCCTGCGGCAAGACTGCCTAATCCGACTGCTTCGACGCTCGGCGGCATCCAGTCCACGGCGGCTGTAACAAACCAGTGGATTGACAGCATTTCCACGGCAGGTGTTCCGCACCTATCGCAGCCGGCGTTCAGCAACATCTCCGGTCAGGTCGCAAGCGGGCAAATTGCGGCAGGAGCTGCGTCCACAAATATTGGTGCGCTTGGTGGGGATCTGACGGGAACGCTGCCTAACCCGACTGTCGTTTCTGCCAATAACGGTTTCTCGGTCAAGGCTGGCAACACAAGTCTTCTGCAATCGAGCGGATCCTTGGAACTTGGCTCAACATCAGGATCTAACACTCCAACGATCGATTTCCATTCATCCGGCAACAACATCGATTATGATGCTCGCCTGATTGGTACCGGAGGTGATGGCACGCTCGGCACCGGGAATATCTTCAACCTCGGCAGATTTACCGTCTCACCAAAAGCTAACTCGCTAATTCCGGGTTTTCAGACGCAGCAGTCGGGGGCCGGCACACTCGGCACAAACTATAACTGCGCAGGTGGATCCTCGCCGCTGCCGTTCGGTTACGCGTACAACTGCATTCGTATCGATAGTGATGCGATCAATGGTCCAGCAGACGCGTCCTACACCACAATGGGCCTTGGCGTTCGCATGGCCACGGGGGGTGCCAACGTCCAGGGAACGCGTTCTGCGGTCTATGCGGAAGGCGTTCTTAGCTCCGCGACGAGCGCAAGCAATCCGAATCGTTTTTACGCGGGCGGTGGCTTTGTTTCCCGCGTCCAAGCGAACGATGGCGGCGCCGCCGGCGGTTCGTCTGGCAAAGGTGCGGCATTCGGCGGTTTCTCTGCGGCCATCTTTGACGCGGGTGCGGCCTCCCATTTCGCGAATTCCACGTCTTGGGAATTCAACATGTCCGTGCCGGCGGACAGCACAGTCGATTATAAATCGATTTTGCAGTTGGCTTCTTTGCCGGCCGACCAGTCCCATGGCGCATTTGAAGGCATGATCGCGATGTCCGGCAATGCCGGAAGCGCGGGATGGAATAACGGCATCGTCTTTACTGACGCGAATGGACGGCAGCCGCTTACGACGACCGCATGTCTTCTGTGCGCTGTTACCGGCGCGACATTTGCCGGCACTCCAACGATCGCCAAGGGCATCGATATCAGCGGCTACCGCCCAAGCGGTAACGCTTTTGCAAGCAATGGCTTTGCAGTTGACGGGACCGGTCGTATCACGGCAGCCGGCGGTGCATTTACTACCTACACGCCAACCGTGACGTGTGGCGGTGGCAGCCCGACGTCTTATGCGCCAACGGGCGCCTATATGAAAGTTGGCAATGCTCTGGTGCTTCGTGTCAGAGTTGCGATTACGACCTTGGGAAGTTGTACGGGCAGCCTGCGCGTGTCCTTCCCGTTCACGGCGACCGCGGATCAGCAGTTATCCGCTAACAATCCATCGGTCAACAATGCCCTGATTGCTAACGTTGCCGCCGGCACTGGAACTATCGTCATGGTGAAGTTCGATAACTCCGGTATCGGCGTGACGGATGGTCAATTTGTAGCTGCTACCGGCACCATCGAAGTCAATTAATCCGCATGTGCGAGAAAGAACATCGCTGCGCCACTATCATGGTTGGGTGCGTCGAGGAGCATTTGAATGCGTCCAAATCCATTTGATTTTAGAACGTGGAAAATATCGTCCTTCTCCATCCAGTAGGAGAATGGTTGATCACCACCGCTAAAATATGCGCCGATCTTCTGGTTATAATTCCGGTGGTGCAGCTTGATATTCTTGCCATCGCGCTCGACGGTCTTATTCTTTGATGGGTCGAAATAGTTCTTCACAACGTCATCATTCGCGCGTGCCTTGTCATAGTAGCAAGTCCAGATGAATGCGACCTTTGAGACCTTAGCCAATCCATCGAGCAATCGAAGTGGGTCACTCATATGGTAGAGGACGCCGGATGCCCAGCAGATATCAAAGCGGGAATTGGTATTGTCCAAATATTTGAGCATGTCTCCATGGAGGAACGTAGATCGCAGTCCAAAGGCGTTCTTGACCACAAGGCACTTCATAAAGTTCTCGCGGTTGCTCTCGATCGCAACAACTGAAGCCGCTCCCATCCCCTCAAGTTGGTATGTGTTGTAACCCTCGTAGGGACCTAATTCGAGAATGGTTTTTCCCGCAAGCCCCTGCAACGCAGCGGCGACGACCATCACGCGATTGTCCGTGAAGTGCTGATTGTTTGGTCCGGCCGCAAGTCCAGATCCAGCCGGCATTGCTGACGTCCACTGAAACAAATCAATCGCAGCCTGATGACTCGGATAGGCGTCACTGAACTCGGCATCTGCATCAGGAGATCTATCTGGCGGCTCGTTAGAAAGTCGCGCTATTTCAGCAGTAGCTTGGTCCAATTGCCTCTGCAGCATTCGCGCCCGCGGTAGGCGATCATAGACAAAATCCGTGAAGGCCCATCGAGCCTTAAGCAGCGCGCCCATATTCCACCCGTTTGTTTCGGGCGGGAATCAACCATAGGTCGATGGTTTCCGCAAGGCGTCAGGCGGTGCGTTGCGGTGGTTCCGGCTTTGCCCGACCGTCCGACCATGAGCGAGGACAAGCTTTCCATCATCAATTACTGCCTTGGACTGACCGGCAACCGCCTCGTAAATGTCGCGGACGACGGATCGGACGAGTGGACCGTTGCCTCACTGGCCTATGAGGCAGCTGTCGGCTGGCTGATCGAGGCGCATTCTTGGGGATTCGGCACCACCATCGTCACGCTGCAGCGGGGCGGTGACTCCACAGATCCTCTCTATGGCGATTTTTATGCCAAGCCGAACGGCTGTTTCAGGGTGGTCTGGGTGCGCGTCAATGATGCCCCGGCCGACTACAAGGTGATCGGCAACACGATCAATCTGACGGCTCGCGGCGGTGTCGTCACATGCAAGTTCGTCGAGCAGCCGACGCCGGATAACTGGCCGCCGCTGTTCATCCAGGCCCTGCGCGCGTCGGTTATGGCCGGCGTCTATCGCGGCCTGAACGAGGACATCAGCACCGCCGATCGGCAGGACGCGATGGCCCGCGACTGGCTACGAGATGCCAAGACAGCGGTCGATCAGGATGAGCCAAAGCGAGCGCCATTCAACTCGCGACTGCGCGCCTCCCGCCGCATTCGGCGTCCGTGGTTGTCGAGCCCTCGCGATTGGGGTGGAACCGGCCGCCCGGGGAACTAAGCTATGGCACTCCCGCACGCCACCGTAGCGCAAACCGACTTCTCAGCTGGACAGGTCGACCTCGATAACAAGCGGAGCGATGATCCAGTCGTGCGAGCTGGCGCTCGGCAGATGATCAATTATCGCTTGCTCAATTCGAAGCGGGTGCAGAATCGTCCCGGGCGCCGTGCTGTTTATCCGCAATTTCCAACGCCCGGTCGCGTCGATCAGGTACGCGTAAGCAGTGGACATGTCTTCGATCTCTGCTTTCAGGGAGACGGAGGGCTGGCGATCCGTGATCCGACAGGAGTGGTGCAGATCAGCCGGGATGGGGGTGCCTTCCCTTGGCGTACCGCAACAGTCGATCAAATCGTTTGGTGTTTGGTAAACGTCACCGCGCTCGATCGCGACATCGTTGTGTGCTTCCCGGGAATGCAGCCCCAGATTTTCCGTTGGAACGCAAGCGGAGCTTGGAACCTCATCGCTTTTGAGTTTCCGGCGCTAACGTATGGTGGCCTCGCCGCGCCTTTCTATCGGTTGGCCGGTCCCGGAATTACGCTGCAGCCATCGGACATCACCGGAAACATCACGCTCACTGCAAGTACCGCGACATTTGTGCCGGGGATGGTTGGCACGTTTATTCAGTGGCTGGGGTCGCAGATACTATTGACCGGCTATACAAGCCCAACCGTCATGTCTGGTCAGGTCCAGCAGTTGCTGCCGTTCAGCAAAGACCTCCACACCGCAAGCGGGAACGTCAACGGTTACTTCAGCCCCGGCGATATCGTTCAAGGAACGCTCACCGGATACCAAGCTGAAGTCGTACAATGGAATGCGGTTGGGCAGGTTCTAACTGTCAACATGCTCAAGAGCGGACTGTTGTTTGCCGGCATCAACGGATCTGCAGGATCGTCCCCAGAGGGTGATACGATCGTTGGCCCTACGGGAAGTATTGTTCCGACAAACGTCGATCCGTTGACGCTTAGCGTGATCAGTCCCGTCGCGGCGCCATCTGCTCAGTGGAGCGAACTGATCGTTGGCGCGTTCCGCGGATGGCCACAGTCGTGTTTCTTCGATCAGGGTCGGCTCGGATTCACGAATATTCCGTCGCTTCCGCGCGCGGTCATTTGGTGCGGAGTCAGCAACTTCTACAATTTCCTGCCTGGCGCGCAGCCGACCGATGCGATCTTAGAGCTGATGGCCGAGACCGCACAGATTTATCACATCATTCCCGGGGACGGCGGCGAATTTGTGCTGACCGATGTCGGCGCATTCTATATTCCGATCAATGAGAACAATCCACTCAAGCCAGGATCAGTAGCATTTCGTCCGGTCACGCCAGAAGCTGCCAGTTCGGTAAAACCTGTGCGTGTCGCGGAGGGGGTTCTTTATGTCAACGCTGGACTAAACCGCATAACGTTAGTCGCTGGTTCCGGCGCCACAGGATCCGTGAAGCCATACTCGACTCTCGATATCACGACCTATCACGCAAGCCTATTTTCGAACCTCAAGGCGATTGCCGTTACGCAGGGTGATGGCACATTCGCGGAGCGCTACATCTACGCGCTGGACGCGGTTGGAAATATGGCCGTCGGTAGGTTCGATATCAGCAAGGGATGGGTCGGATGGACCCCGTGGAATGGTGCGGGCGTGCCGAATTGGCTTTCCACACTACAGTCCACATTGACGTTCACCGATGTCTACACAGTTTCTGATGCACCGCAGATCACCATCATCGAGCGACTGGACGATAGCTACTATCTCGATTCCGGCCTGCCGGTTAACAACGTTCCGGTCGGTCTGCAGGCTCCTCTCGGGAAGGGGCCGCTGTGGTGGCTTCCCGGCGGCAGCGTGACGCTGATGGATCAAGGGACGCGACCGCTCGGAACGTATCAGATCGATGCGAATGGCTTCATCATCCCGCAGTTTATCGGCGGCGAGGATCTGGCGAGCGCAACGCTTGTGGCAGGGCAGCCGTGGACGTCCACCTATGAGCCGTTCATTCCGCAGAACGCTTCAGGTCAGACTGTTGGTCAGCGCATGAAGCGGCGCAAGATCGCACGCTGGGCTATCTCTGCGCTGCATTCGTCCGGCTTCATCGTTGGCGACACGCGCATCTCGACCTATCGCATGGGCGACGATGCGACGTTGCCGCCGCCGCTGCGCGAGGAAACGGTGACCGGCCGCCAGCAGGGCCGCGACTTCGATCCGCGACTGATCGTCGTGAAGGATACGCCGGGGCCGTTCACGCTGATCGAGGCCGGCGCAGAGGTGACTGTCTGATGGGCGCAGCAGCAGCAGGACCGCTTTCTCTCGCGACGATGGGCCTCTCGGCCTTTTCGTCTGTGCTTGGAGGCGCGGGGAAACAGGCCGCAGCCAATGCGCAGGCGGCGCGTCTTGAGCAGGCAGCCGCATACGGCAAGGTGCAGGCAGCGCAAACCGGCGCGCAGTTGTCCGAGGAACTGAACAAGACTCTCGACAATATCGATGTCATCCGTGCGGCGTCAGGTATCGATCCGACGTCGCCGACGACAGCCGCCATCGCCGATCGGCAGAAGTTTTTATCCGACCGCCAACGCACCACGGCAGTCGACAACATCCTGCAGCAATCCCGGCAGAACGAGGCCGACGCGGCCTATTCGCGGGCGGCAGGCGATTTCGCGTTGAAGATGGGTTATCTTGGAGCCGCAACAAACGTCGCAGGTGCCGCAGCAACCGGATTCAAAAGCGGGACTTTCGGCGGAGGCTCCAGCGGTGGAACGGGCTTTTCATTGACGGGCACGGGTGGGCTCTACTGATGGTGAATCTCCCCGAAATCCCAACCCGCATCGTCACGTCGCAGGCGCCGACATCATCGGTCAGCCCCGGCCAGATCGAATCGCCATATCGCATGCTCGCCGACAACCTCAACAAGATTGGGGAAGTCGGCAACGAGGTTGCGGGCAAGTTCGCGGAAGACGCTGGCCGCGATGCCGTATCAGCCGACGGCAAGACCATCGATAAGCCATCTATCCCGATCATCGGGCCGGCGTCGGCAGAGTTTGCGCGCGCGTCCCGGTTTACGGCGCTGGCTCGCGTGACGCCGGAGATCGAAAACAAGATGACCGAGCTGCGGCTCGCTCATCCGAACGACCCGCAGGGGTTTCGAGCGGCCGCGGATGCCTACAGCAAAGAACTCGGCGCGAGCATCAACGATCCGGCGCTGAAGGGGCCGGTCGAGCGTACGGCTCTGAATCAGGCATCGTCGAATTATCGGTCGGTGCTGGAGCAGACGAACAACACCAACATCCAAAACGTCAAAACGTCCGTCACGTCGCAGATCAGCGACCTGACGAACAGGATGGCGACGGCGGCCTTCACCGGCGGTATCGACACGCCGGAATACAAGCAGTGGCAGTCCGACCTCGGCGCGCTCTATGGCGAACTCGGAAAGGATGCCCGGCTCGGCTATCCGAAGGAGCGGATCGAATCCGAGATCAGCACGCTGATCAGCCAGAACAAGACGATGGCGATTGCGGGCGAGGCCGTCCGCATGATGGATGGCACCGACATCAACGGCCGCGCGAAAGCGAAATCGTGGCTGATCGACAAGGTATACAACGACCCGACATTGAACCTTTCGCTCGCTCAGCGGCATCAAGCCGTCACAACTGCAATGGGCCTTATGGAAGCCCGATCGGCCGAGAACAAGGCGCTGATCGATGCCAACAAGGAAACCACCAGCACGCTCCTGGCGCAGCTGAAGACCAGCGCGCCATACAACCCGATCACCGTGAATGACGCCATCGCGAATGCGGCGAAGATTGGCGACGCGGAGAGCTGGTGGAAGCTCAACATGGCGAGGGGCATGCATGAGTGGGATCAGACGATGCGCGCCCTGCCGCTGCCGCAGCAGCTGGCCGCGCTAAAGGAATTGGATCGGGCCCGCACGCCGTTCGAAAGTCGGCTGGTCGGCTCGGAGTCGTCCGGCAACCCGCGCCTGATCAATCAGCTCGGCTACGCCGGGCTTTACCAGTTCGGCGCCCCCCGGTTGGCCGACATGGGCGTTTACACGCCTGGTGCCAACGAGGATCTGAAAGGCTGGTCGAAGTCGGGGGCCGACGCGCCTGGTAAATGGTCCGGCACCTTCAACATTCCTGGCTTCCCGCAGGTCAAGACAGTGCAGGATTTCTTGCAGAGCCCGGAGGCGCAGCGCGCGGCCTATGGTGCCCATCAGGGCAAGATGGATCAGGAGATCAAGGCGCTCGGGCTGGACAAGTTCGAAGGGCAAACGATCGGTGGGGTGACCATCAACCGGACTGCACTGTACGGCATGATGCACCTCGGCGGCGCGCAGGGCACGCTCAATGCGCTGTCGAGCGGCGGTGCCAATGCCGCGCGCGACGCCAACGGCACGTCCGTCATGGACTACGCCAAGAAGTTCGGCCAGGCGAACAACCCCGGTGAGGCATGGTTTAATCAAGCTCGCATCGAGCAAGTCGGCCGTACGCGCGAGTATCTCAAGACCACCGCGGAAGGCTACGTCAAGACGATCGAGAACCAGGTCAACAAGACCGGAGATCTGTCCGATGATCTGATCCGCAATGCGGCGGCGGTCATTGCGGAGACCGGTCAAACCGAACTCAAGCAGCGGATGAATTCTGCGCTGCTCGCTCATTATGGCGTCAAGGAAATCGACAAGCTGCCCGAACCGATCCGCGCGGCATGGGTGCAGCAGTCCCGGCCGGGCATTGATAGCCCGATCGCGGCGCAGGTCTATGACCACATGGCGGCTTCGATCAAAGCCAGTGCGGACGCCATGAAGGACACGCCGTATTCGACCTATGCTGTGCGCACGCGTGGGGCGCCGCCGCCGGCTTATAACTTCAACGATCCACAGGCGATTGCTGTTGTCGCCGCCAATCGGGCCGCTACCCAGAAGGCTATCCGTGCCAACGACGGCACCGGCCCGGTGTCCGTGTTCGAGGGCAAGGAGGCTGAAGCCTTCGCAAACACCCTGACGAACGGCGACCCGGCCGCCGCCGGCGCCGCGCTGAACGGACTCGCCTCGCTACCGGACGACGTATACGAGGCCACGCTGGCACAGAAGCCGGTTGCAGCCGCAGTTACCGGCATCATGTCCAGCCGCGACCCTGCGCGCATGGCGGCCGGCATGGCGGCAGCGGACAAGTTGTGGCGCTCCAATCCGGCTGACGCACAGGATGCGCTCGGCTCTGCAGCGATCACCAAACTGCAAGCATGGCAGGGTTTGAAGGATAGCTTCACCCCGGTTGAACTGGCAGAGCGGCTGAATGTCTCGGACTCACCGTCCACGACCAAGGCGCGCGCCGAGGCCAAAGAAGCTGCCGAAAAGGAAGTCTCGATCCTGACCCCTGGCGACATGGCCTATAAGCTCGGCACGTCTTGGGGCATCCCCATTTTGTCGCGGGTCGCCAATGTCGTCACCGGCGCCACTCCGGCAGTGCCGTTCGACAGCATCAAGGGCGGCGAGTTGGTTGCCGATTATCGGGCCACCTACACCGCACTGCGGGCCTATGGCGTGGACGCCGACAAAGCCTCCGACCTCGCCGTGAAGCGGCTGGGCTCGACCTGGGGCGTATCGGCCACCGCCGGTAACCAAGTCATGAAGAATCCACCGGAGCGCGCCTATCCGGCTATCGCTGGCTCGCATGATTGGATGCAGGCCGATCTGACAAAGTGGATCGCCAGCAAGGCCGGACCCGAATTGCAGCCGGGCGGTCGCTCGCTGGAGATGGGTATCGGCGGCGCCGGCCAGACCCGCAATTGGACGCTCGCCGGCATGATCAGCGACGGCCAGACCCAGGCCGAGATCGCGGCCGGGAAGCCGCCGTCATATCAGGTTGCGATCCGGAAAGCCGACGGCACGCTCGACATCATTCCGTCGCGCATCGCTTTCGATCCATCAGAGCACATTGCCGCGCACGGTGCGCGTCTTGAGGACCGTCGGCAGGCGGTCAACTTCTTGAACAATGGGCAGTTCGGCAACGCGATGCCGTTGCCGTGAGGTGAGCTATGGCAGGTATCGACGTTGAATCTGATCCCGGGCTCGGCATCCGCGGAGCGCAAGGCATCCCTCCTGCCAATCCGCCGTCCCCAACCGATGGCGGTGAGGCGCTGTTCGGCGCCGCTTTCCGCCAGACGAACAGCGTTGTCTCGGCGCTCCAATACATGCGCAACTCTGGCCATTTCTCGCCGGTGCCGGATTACAACCCGCTCACCGACATCAAGGCTTGGAGAGAGCCGAACTATTTCCTTGAGCACGGCGCCGCGTTCGTTGGCGCGCAGTCGCCCGCCGAAACGCTGGCGATCAAGGCGCAGATAGACCAAGAAACCAAGGACAAGAAAGCGCTGGCCGAGAATGGCGGCATCGGCTTTGTGGCCTCCACTATGGCGGGCATTCTTGATCCGACGCTGCTGCTGCCCGGCGGCGTGGCTGTAGACGCGGCCAAGGGCGGCCTGTCGTTCTCCAAGGCGGCGTTGGCTGTCGGCAAGGCCGGGTTGCTCCAGACGACCGCCCAGGAGGCGCTGTTGCAGGGTTCACAGCAGACCCGTGAACTGTCGGAGTCGGCGCTCAATATCGCGTCCGGCACGCTGCTGACCGCGCTGATCGGCGGCGGTGCAGCGTCGCTGCTGTCGCGCACCGAGCGGGCGGCTATCGAGGCGCAGCTGCATGCCGACCGCCGTGCCATCAACGAACATGCACAGAACCCGGACAGCCCGGAAGCGGCACCGGTCATGCCCGCACCGGAGCCGGGCATCCCTGCAAACGCCAACGAGCCAGCACCACCACCGCAAACGGCCTCGGTCGGCGCCGCTGCCAGCGATACCCGGCAGATCGAGCTCGTCGATTTCGGCCTTAACAAGGTTCCAGTGCTCGGCAAGGTGATCGAGACAACATCGCCGATGCAGCGGCTGTTCGGCGCGGAGAGCGTGTCCGCGCGCCGTGCTGCCGCCGATCTGGCCGAGACGTCGCTGCTGACAAAGGAAAACCTGGAAGGCGGCGTGACGACCTCGGGCCCGGCGCTGAGCCGCGAGGCCACGCTGCACATCAACCAGTTGCAGGTTGCGGCTGGCGACGAGCTGACCCGGCTGTTCTCGGAATACCGGTTTGGAGAGCAGGTCCGTATGCCCCGCGCGCGCGCCGGTTTCGAGGATCTGACCGGCCGGGCCGAGCCGGACAAGCTGACGTTCGACACGTTCAAGGAGCAGGTGACCGACGCCCTGCGTGCCGGCGACGTGCACGAGAACCCGCAGGTGCAGGCCGCGGCGCAGTATATTCGCAACAAGGTGTTCGAACCGTGGAAGAAGCGCGCCATCGAGGCCGGGCTGTTCGGCGAGGACGTCGATGTGAAGACGGCCGACGGCTATGTGCAGCGCGTCTATAACAAGCAGGCTATAGCGGCGCGCCGTCCGGAATTTGTGGACCGGGTGACAGATTGGTTGCAATCCGACCAGAGCGCCAAGGCGCAGGCCAAGGAGAAGATTGGCCTCTATCAGGGCGCGCTCGACGTCGCCAGCGAGCAGATCGAGAAGCTGCAGGCAAAGATTGAGGCGCGGTCATCTGCGCTTGAAAAGCTGGAGATACGCCAGGAAGAAGTTCGTCGCTTCAATGAATTTGCGTTCAAGCGCTCATCGCAAATGTCGGAGCCGCTGGACGTTTTGCGCCGGCAGATCACTCGCGCCGAGGAAGGCATTGCGCCACATCTCGCTCGGCTGGAAACAATTCGGGATCAAATTCGAGAGCAAAAAGCAGGCCTTCCGGATATTGTTGAAGCAGATCGTTGGGTGCGCCGTCTTGGAGAGGCAAGCCAGCGGATGCGTGGCGCGCGCGATAGTGTCGAGGCCGTTGATGCCGCCGGCCACTATGTCGAGGAGCTGAACTCCGTCATAACCGAGTTTCGGCAGGAAATCCGGGATGCGTCGCAACGCTCGCGGGATCTGCGGCTTGATCCCGCGGCCCACGAACTGGCTGCGTTGGAGCAGGCCCGTGCTGACATAAACGAAACCATTATCCCTCAGCAGAAGCAGTTGCGTCGTCTGCGCAAGGATCTGCGCGAGGAACGTGCCGCGCGCATCCAGAAGGCTCAGGGTGGCGCAGTCTTTGAGACGCAGATCCGACAGCGCGGGAATAACCTTGCTGATCGCGTGTCGGGCCGCGACGCCGAGATCGAGGGTCTCGAGCAGAAACTGGCCACCGAGTTGCAGAACCACGACGCAATGCGCGCGAAGATCGAGAAAGAGATCGCCGCGTGGGAGGGTAAGTCGGTCGCGGAGGCGAAGTCGGCGCTCAAGGCCCGAGACAAAGCGGAGGCGGCGAGGGCGGCCAAGCCTGGCGCTGAGACCGGGTCGCGCCTCACCAGCGCAGATAAAGCCATCGACAAGACCGTTCGGCGGATCATGAAGTCCGACCGCGATCTGTCCCGTGACGAACTCCGCAGCCGTGCGCAGGAGATCACTGACCGGATCATCGGCTCGCCGGATGGCCGACTGCCGTATGACCTCGGCAGCGGCGGCCCCAAGCAGGGCGCTCCGTCCGGCGAACAGCCGCGCGGCCCGCTGGCCGGCCGGGAGTTCAATATCCCGGATGAGACGATCAAGGACTTCCTCGAGAACGACATCGAGCACATTGTCGGCGCGCATCTGCGAACGATGGTGCCCGACGTGCTGCTGACCGAGAAGTTTGGCGACGTCGACATGACCGAGGCGTTCCGCAAGATCAACGACGACTATGCGGCGCTGTCGGATGCGGCCAAATCGGACAAGGAGCGCACCCGGCTGGAGAAGCAGCGGCAGCGTGCGATCGACGACCTAGCGGCTGTCCGCGACCGCATCCGCGGCATCTATGGTATCTCGTCCGAAGCGCCGCTGCGCAACGTCGCCCGCGCTGTGGGCGTTATGAAGAACCTGAACGTGCTCACCAGCATGGGCGCCGCCGCGCTGACCTCGCTGCCGGACATGGCAGGAACGACGCTGCGGCACGGCCTGACGAACGTGTTCAACGATGCATGGTCGCCGTTTTTCCAGTATCTGGCCCGCCAGTCCGATGCGTGGCCGGAAGCCGGGAAGCAGTATCGCGCCATGGGCATCGCCGTAGAATCGGTTTTGGCTGCGCGGCATCATGCTCTGACCGATACCCTCGACAGCTATCGCCCGCAGTCCCGTGTCGAGCGCACGATGCAGTGGGCGACGAACAAGTTCCAGTTTGTCAATATGCTGGCGCCATGGACCGACTTCGCGAAGATCAACGCATCGATCGTGGCCGGCGCCGAAATCCTGCGGGCGACCGAAGCGGCAGCAGCCGGTAAGGCCACGGCACGGCAGCTCCGCACGCTTGGCGAATCCGGGATCGAGCCGCATATGGCGACGCGTATCCATGAGGCGTTCCAGAAGGGCGGCGAGGTCCGGGATGGTGTGCATCTGCCGAACACCGCGGACTGGCTGGACGCCGAAGCACGCCGCGTGTTCGAGGGCGCTGTCGCTCGCGATGTCGATATTGCCGTCATCACCCCCGGGCAAGAGAAGCCGCTCTGGATGTCGCACCCGATCCTTGGCGTGCTCGGTCAGTTCAAGTCCTTCACCGCCGCCGCGACCGAGCGGACCATGATCGCGAACCTGCAGCGCCGTGACGCCCAGGTGCTTCAAGGCCTCATCTTCTCCATGGGGCTCGGCATGCTGTCCTACAAGCTGAACAGCCTCACCGGTGGCAGCAAAGTCAGCGACAAGCCGGCCGACTGGATCAAGGAGTCGATCTCCCGTGGGGGCCTTCTCGGCTGGTTCGAGGAAGCCAATGCTCTGTCGTCGAAAGCTACTCGCGGCGGCGTGGACATCTATCGCCTGATCGGTGCCGAGAAGCCGCTGACCCGGTTTGCGTCCCGGTCGGCCATGGATCAGTTGCTCGGGCCGACGGCCGGCAAGATCCAGAACATCCTCAGCGTGACGTCAGCAGCTTCCAAACCGTCGGAATGGAGCGAGGCTGACACCAAATCTGTCCGACGCCTGATCGCTGGGCAGAACGTTTTCTTCCTGCGTAACCTGTTCGATCAGGTCGAAAAGTCGGCGAACAACTCGCTCGGCATTGAGATGAAAGCCAAGCCCGAGAACCGGTAGGCCGGTGCGTTGCGACTGGGTGTCACGGGCGGCATCTTCCGGCCATGACAGCTTGGCCCAAAGACACCACCGCCGCGAAGATGGCCTTCTACGGGGATTTCCGGAAGGCTAACTTCCAGAGCGCGCACCTGACACGGATCAAGACGCCGTTCCAGATGCGATACGCCGGGAAGCCGGTCGCATCGCTGCTGGTCAATAAGTCATGCGCCGCCGCAATGTCCGCTGCTTTTGCCGAGATCTGGGAGAAGTGCGGTCGCGACCAAAAGAAGGTCGATGCCACCGGCGCCAGTGACTTCGGCGGCTGCTTCAACGTCCGGAAGATCTCGGGTTCCAAGAATTATTCGAACCATTCGTGGGCCTGCGCGATCGACCTTTCGCCCGGCACGAACGGCTTCAACGTCAAGAAAACCACCCTCAGCAACGTCGTCGTCGATGCTTTCAAACGGCAGGGCGCACGCTGGGGCGGCGACTACAAGGGGCGCACGGACCCCATGCATTTCGAATTCGTTTCACCAGCATAGGAACAGCACCATGAACTCCGACACCATCTGGCAAATTGTCCGCTACATCCTCATCGCCGCGGGTAGCTTTGCCACCGGCAAGGGCTGGGTTACGGCCGATCAAGTGACAACCATCATCGGTGCGCTCGGTTCGTTGTTTGCTGTGGCATGGGGCCTGTTCGTCAAGGCTGGCACGACGGCCGTGCCTGATGCGACTGCGGCGCGCGCCGACGTGCCGACCGTTTCGGCCGCCACCGGCTCCGTAACCAAGTGACCATCAGCAGCGCCATAGCAATACTATCGGCGCTGCTCGCTATTGTGCGGACCTTCACCGGCTGGCTCGCTGATAAGCAGCTGCTCGATGCGGGGTCCGCGCAAGCCGTTTTGAAAGGCCTGCAGGATGCGGACGATGCGATTTCCCGTGCGACAAAAGCTCGCGAACTTGTCCGCCTTGACGCTGCTCGGAATCCTTCCGGCGTGCTCAACAATGACGACGGTTTCAAGCGCCCCGACTAGCTCGACGCGCGTTGCCTGCCAGTCCTTCGCTCCGATCACATGGAGCGGAAAAGACACTCAGCTGACAGTCGAGCAGGTCAAAGAACACAATGCCGCCGGCAAGGCGCTATGCGGGTGGGGCAAGAAGTAATGGAAACCGCCACGATTGCGGTCATCGTTTCGGCCGCGGCCCTCGCTGTCACGATCCTCCTGCAGGTATGGGGCGGATCGTGGAAGCTGTCAGGAAAGCTCTCCGACATGGAGACGGGTCTTCGCAAGGCGATCAAGGAGTCAAGGGACGAGATCGAGGAGCGACAGGACCGCGCCTCGCACGACTTCGGCGAGACCATTTCCGCCATCCGCGAAAAGGTGCGTGAGGTCGAGCTCTACGTCCGCGACAAATACATCGATAAGAACGACTTCATCATCCAGATGCAGCGCCACAACGAGCTCATTCAGCTCAATTTTCAGAACATTGCCGCGCGCCTGGATCGCATGGAAAAGAAGATGGACAAGACTCAATGATCATCCGTGCCCTCATCGTCATCGCCGGCATCAACGCAGGCTTCTTCACCGTGATCTCGCATGCGAAGGCGCAGGACATTTTCGCCGGTGTGCGCTCGATCCGGCTGACTATGAAGCGCGAAAAGCCGATGAAGGAAATCACCTCCTTTGGCGTCCTGTCGCCGGACATCGGCTATAGCCTGTCACGGCCAGGCCGATACATCGCCGGCCGGCTGCGGTGCGCGGTGAACGTCGGCATCGCTCTGGCTGAGCGTGGCATCAAGGGCACAGGCAGCGCCCTGGCGCATTCATATGATCAATGGGGCGTCCGCGTCGCCAAGCCGGTGCCAGGCGCTGTGGCGGTCACCGATCGGCGAGGGGGAGGTCATGTGGCCATCGTCTCGCGTGTCGAAGGTTCGCGGGTCTTCGTCTGGAATCCTGGGTCTCGAGGCCGTGGATGGTCGGAGATCGAATACACCAACCGTCATGCCCGTTATCGGGTGGCTGGCTGGTGAGCAAAGATCAGAACCCGGCGATACGAGCGGGTTCGGACGCAATTGCTGGGTCAGACCCCCGAACCTGTAAGCATCTCTTACAGGTTGAGATGTTGCAGAATGTGCCGCAGGTGGCGCGCACCTATCCCATGACCGCGGGAGCCGCTGGCGCGATCATAGCTGCGAAAGCATGCGCAGCGCGACGGCCTTGGATCAATATCGTGATCGTAGGCAATGCCGGCGGCGTCCAGCGCGGTTGCCACGATGGATTCGATCGGGTCCGAGATCATCAAGCCCGCTCGTTTTTCAAAGCCACGTCGTGCATGTCAGCCGCAGCCGCGGTGGCACTCGTGGCGCCGTGCGGGACGACGATGATGGGGCGGTTAACATGCGCTGCCGCGAGACCGATTGCAGCAGCGTGAGCGCCGACACATGGCCAGCCAAGCGAGCGGGCCTCATAATCGTCTGACGCTAGACCGATCTCGAATTCGGGCGCGTCGATGCTCTCAATCACATCAATCAGCTCGCCCGCGGCGAGATCGATTTTCTCATAAAGCTCCCGCAATTCTGCAATTGCGCCGGACGGCGCTTGGCGGCGCCCGTTTGAACACGACGTAACAGTGTTAAGGCTCATGCGGAGAAACTCAGCAGTCTCCCGTAGAGAGAGGCCACATCGCTCTCTAAGCAGTCCGAAAAGCGTGTTACTCATCGACATTCAGCAACCCTGCTGCCCTCATCGCGGCGCGCGCAAGTGTCGCCATCGGCGTCCCGCTCTTGGCCGAGTGAATTCGCAAGGCGCGATGCTCATCCTCTCTCAGCGGGATTGGAACCAACTTTCTCTCTGACTGATCATCGATGTCTTCGCTGTCGTGAAACGCTCGAAGCGCAGTGAGGACATCGCCGGTGGATACCCTAGTGCGCCCCACCTGAATGCCGCCGGCAACGCCGCGTACTTCGCCACGCTTCAGCTTTGTGGTGGCCGATTTAACCGGAGCCGCAATGCTCCTCTGCTCGTCGAGCGAGCGGATGCGGCCATCAGCAAACGCCGCCTTGATCATCCTTGTAGTCATCCCATCAGCTTCGACCTCGCGGTCCGCGCCGTCGAGATGGACGCTAACTTTTCCTCCCTGCGCTAGGCGCCTCTGCTCATCCAAGGGAAGCTGAGCTACTGCACGCAGCATGGTTTTACTGCCGGCAAATCGCACAACGGCCTCGGCCGCCAAGTGATTGGAGGCAATCATCGGGAGATATACAGCCATTCCAGATCGGAGATGCGAGAGATCTTCGCCGCGCGCTTCCAGTTCTTTCCAGATGGCCGCGAGATAGGCCAGACGATCAGCCGTGATCTCAAGTGCACGCGCCAACTCGCTGCGCAGGGCTGGCGTATCCATCTTCGCGAGCGCCGATGGAGGATGGATTTCAATAGCTGTTAAACTATTCACTGTTGTTGCCCCTCAAACTGTTCAACGCAACACCGATCGAAATTGCCTCGCCCAGTCTCTCGGAGCCTTTGCGGCGACGCTTTTCTGTGAGCCTTTTTTCGGAGAAGCCGGGTTCGGCTTTTCGCTTCGCCCACTTGCGTGAGTTCGATTCCTGCCGTGCGGCAAGCTTCGCGGGATCGGCCTTGATTTTAAGTGTCAGCGCCTTTTCCTGCCTCGACCGGTAAAGTGGATCTTCCTCACGGCGCGCCCGTGCATAGTTGACCATGTATCTCGCCCGCCGCACCTTATTGCACTGGTCTGAGCAAGTTTTCGCATTGACCGCGGAATGCGGCGGGATAGGCCCGCCGCAAACTTCACAGGTTAAATTCATGGATGCGTCGCCGCTACATCGCGCAGAGCTCGGCGGATGCGGCAGCGTGCTCGCTTGTGGGCTTCACGGGGAGCGCCAGCTAGTAAATTTCCTGCCACGGCGTGAAGATTGCCAGCACGGAGATGATTGAACACATTGGCATTGCGGCTTGCGCGCTCGGAGAGTTTGGTGGCCTTGAGAGCCGCCCACAACTGTTCTACGCTAAAAGCGCTATAGTCGATGGCGGCTGGCATCTTATGCCTCCACCATGTTGATGCCTTCCATGCGGAAGGAAGCCTTGATGCGTAGCTCCTGCTTGGTCGCGCGATCGGTGACGACGTAACGGACGCTCACGGCTTCCTGGCGATGCTTGCGGGCGATGCTCAGAACCTGCAGCGCCTTGGTTTCACCGAAAGCCTTGACTTCGGTGCCGTTGGCGAAGGTGATGATCGTCATTGCCTGCTCATTATTGGCGAGGCCGCGGGCATACTTCGGCGTGGCACCGAAGCCGCTCTTGAGAGCCTTCTTCGCGATCGAGATCATTTCTGCGTCTTGCTTGTTCATCTCTAGCCCCTTGGCTCTTGCTGCGGGCCATCCCGCTGCGGTGAGATGACTGTACAGTTTTTATGTACAGACGCAAGTCACGAAATGTTACAGCCCAAGGTAGCGCCGCTGTCACTCCAAGAGCGCGGGAGGTTGGTCGCCTTCCATCTTTTGATGGAGTTTGGCAGCTTCGTCCATCGATAGCGGACGGCGCGGCCGATCGGCGTGAACAGCCTTACGGCGCAACAGTTCGGCTTCTTCGGCCAGTTCCTGCGCTAAGGTCTTTTCGGTCATTCACTCCTCCATCACGGCTGGCGTGGGTTGCGCGGTCCAGACCACATCCATGCGCTGCTTGTTCATCGGATGGTGATAGTCGTCGAGCACGCGATGACGGAGCGCCGATCCCATTTCGTCGCAGCAGTGAGCCATAAGCACCTGAGAGGCGTTGACGTGTTTGACGTCCATGGCCAGCTCATATGTTGTGATATCGGGCAGAGGCTCGAAGCGGGTCCGCCAGCAGGAACTAGCCATTCGTGCTCTCCTTGCCCGTAAGCGCTGGAGCCTTGTCGAGCGCGTCCTTCAGGATCTGCTGCAGTTGGGGATTGGGCTTGACCGGTTGGCAGACGTCACAGCGCTTCGAGCAATAGTTGCAATAGATGTCATCGGTATCGACGCAGCATCCATTGATACAGTGATTGACGCGGCCTTCGCCGCCGCATTTCCAGCAGTCGCCATCGTCGAAGTCGTCGTGATAGTGGTCGTGTGGATCACTCATCGCCGCTGCCCTCGTCGGTGAAATAGCCATGCCCGTTCTCGAAGTCGGGGAAGCCGCAAGTCTTGCATCTCTCCGGCGGTTGGTAGCCGTCCCTGTCGAGATGCCAAGGCGCAGCGATGTGTTCGCCGCAAGCCGAACACCACAGGCCATGCTCGTTCTGATCCCACGGATGCGTCATCGGACCAGCGCCCATATAAGCCACGAGACAAGCGACAGGATCAGCGCGGCGGCAAGATAGATCACACCGACGAAGCCAGCGCCGATGCTGCCGTAGTCGCCGCGCCCTTCCGGCGTCGAATAGGATGCAACGCCAAGAGAGATGATCGTCACAACGAGAGGTATGATCCAAGTTCCGATTGTGATCGTCATGAGCGCGGCCCTCCGGTCTGGCGATCATTGCGAGAAAGTGTCACGCGCGGAATCTCGCTGAAATGCGTGAAATAGTCATCGATCCAACCGCCGACATTGATACGTTCGATGGTCGGTTCGGGATCGCTCTCCTGATTCAGATGCGAAATGATGCGTGTCGTCGTGTGCGCCTCGACTGCGTAGCCGCACGAAAGCGGTGATCCGACCCATGGATGCTCCATCGGCTTGCCATCGCCGCAGATGCGCCACCACAGCACATCGCCCATATCCTCATGCCAATCGTCGGAGGGCTTGAGTTGCAGTGACGCGACCATTTTCCCGGCATCGGGAAATTGGTCCGATTGAGTTGTTGCATTTTCTGCAACAATTGGATTGGGCGAGGTGGTGGGGGCAGCGTATAGCGGTCTTACTTCAGTGTTGCTCTTAATGGTGGTCGCGAAAGCCTCAGCCTCAGCGCGCGAGCGAAATGGGTCACGACCAGCCCGGCTCATCTCGCCAATACCCCACCAGACCTCCCAAGCTGATGGTTTGACGGTGCTTGCAGCAGAGCGCGCAGGCATGCGTTCGTAGATCGGCCACCTTTCGGGATTGTCACATTGCGCCTTCTCGGCCGCAGCAAGCGTTTCGTAAGCACCGAGAAGAAACGGTCGGCTAAAGTCAGATGAAACAACCGCAAAGCGGCGAAGATCATCCGGCGTTTGCGATGATGGGGCATCACCGCCGACCACCCGGCAGTCTTCGTCGCCGAAACGAAAACGATCGGCGAACCGGCGGATGGCGCGACGATCCTGTATGTCGTTCCGTTCCTCAGCGTAAACGGCGTCTGCTTGGCGAACGACTTCGGCGAGTGCTTCGGCTGTGCTGTGAACGGTCTTCATTGTCCTGCCTCCTGGAGGGCGGCGCGGCCGGCCTTGGTGATGACGGCCCATGCTCCGGTGCGCGGAAGCGCGATGCTGTCGAATGTCGTGTCCACGCGGATCAACCCGCGCACTGCAAGTGCCTTCCACGTCGCGATGCTGACTTCGCATATGGCCAGGTTTGACCGGCCAGCGTCGCGCAGGCGCTCAAGGACATAACGCTGTGGTTTCGTCAGCTTATCCATGATCGGCCTCCTGGTTGGGTGGTGTTACGGGTTGAGCGGGGAAAGGGGCGTCAGCACGCCAGACGGCATCACGACCGCGCAAGGCGGTGCAGACTTCTGCCTGCAACGTCTCAAATGGCAGATCCATCAGCGCCGAGATCATGCGCGGCCGAGTGGCCTTTTTTCCTGCGGCTGTGCGGGTGCGGTCACAGATGCCGGCCAGTTCGGCAGCCCAGCACATTTCCAGCATCAGCTTGGTGACAGGCTGACGCGGCGACGGCTCGGAATCGACGACTAGTTCAAATTCCTTATCCTCGATATCGCGCATGCGACGGCCGTTGTGGGCTTCCCAGCCCTTCACGCCGTTGCCGATCAGAAGTCCCACGCTAGGCAGAAGATGGCGGATCAGCTTGCAATCGTCGGCATGCTTGCCATACGGCACGACCATCCAAACTTCGGGAACGCAGAGCTGATACATGCCGACCTGATGCAGCATGCGGGTCATGTTGTCGTATTCGCCCTTGATCTCGAATGCGGCGATGTGGGCGGTGTCGAGAACGGCAACATCGGCCCGAACGCGGCCTTGCCCCATGACGATCTCATGGACAATGCGAGCGGCCGGCCATCGCGGCCGGCAGAAAGCTTCAAGGGCGTTCCGGAGCGCCAATTCGGAGCGGGACGCGTAGCCCTGACGTTGAGCGGCCTGATCGGCCGTCATCGCCCAAGGTTCAGATGCGGCAAGAAGGGCCATCAGCAACCCTCCTTGGAGCAGAGTGCGGGACTGCGGCCATAGATGGCGCGCAGCGCGCTGTCGGCTCTCAGGATGCTGCGGCCTATGGCTTCGAAGTAGAGGCCCGACCTTTCGCCTTCGACGCCTTTGCCTTTGGTGTTGGCGCTGCTGATGTCTTGGCACGGCGGACTTCCGACGATGACGTCTGGAAGCCAGGCAAGGTCGCGAATAAGTCGTTCTGCGCTGAGCGTGCGGACATCATCGTAGATTGTTACTCCGGGGTTGTTTTGGGCGAACAAAGCTCTCCGCCAATCGACGGCCTCGCAGGCGGCAACGGTGACGAAACCGGCACGGTGCATGCCGAGCGACCAGCCGCCCGCGGCGGCTGAGAAAAGGTCAAGCACGGTCGGCGTCACCGGACCCTCCCGGTGCTGGCGGTAGAGCGCAAACCTTCCGTCTGGACATCGGCCAGCAGGCCGGCGTCACCGCGGATACGACGATCAGCAATCGCAGCGTATTCCGGGTTAAGCTCAATCAAGATCGCATTGCGTTGCAGGCGATCAGCAACAAGGCCCGTGGTGCCAGCGCCGCCGAACGGATCAAGGACCGTGCCGCCGTCCGGGCAGCCCGCCAGAATCATCGGTTCGATCAGGACGGGCGGAAACGTAGCGAAATGCGCATCACGAAATGGCTGGGTCGCCATATCAAAGGCAGTGATCTCGCGGTTGTTGCCGACAGCACCGGCGGGACCGTCGATGCTTTGGATAAAGAAATCAGAATTGCGGAAGGCACGCGATTGCCGCTGCTCCTCGCGCTCCATGGCATCCCAACGATCATTGAAGCCGGCGTGACGGCGCGAATGTCCGCGCTGCTTGTCCCCGCCGACAGCCTTCATGGCTCCGTTGGCCTTGGCACCGCCGTTGGCGCGGGTTGATCCCTTCTGGCCTTCAATGTCCTGCGCGAGGCGCTGAACGCTGCTTTCGGCCATCGTCCGCTTTACGGCCGCGTAATCGTAGAAATAGGTCGGCGATTTTGACAGCAGGAAGATGGTTTCGCACGCGCTGGTCGGGCGATCCTGAGTGCTTTCCGGCATTGGGTTACGCTTCACCCACGGATGCCATTGTCGCAGCCACCAGCCGTCAGATCGCAGTGCGAAGGCCGTAAGCCAAGGAATTCCGATCAGGTCTTTGTGCTTCAGCCCAGCCGGCGGCTTGGCGCGCTGCCGATCGATTGCGCCGGCATCGATAGAGCCTCTGTTGGATCGCTGCTTTTGGCGGGGGCTGCCGTCCGGATTTCCGCCGAGGCCGCTGCCGGCGTAACTGTCACCCAGGTTGAGCCACAGTGTGCCGTCGTCGCGAAGGACGCGACGGACTTCGCGGAAAACAGCGACCATTTCGGCTATAAATTCATCCGGTGTCGGCTCAAGGCCGATCTGGCCGGCGACTCCATAATCGCGTAAGCCGAAATACGGCGGCGAAGTCACGCAGCAATTCACCGACTGATCCGGGAGCGTGCGAAGGATTTCGCGACAGTCCCCATGTCGAATGGTTACGGTCATTCGGACGCGCCTCCGCCCATAGGGCTCCACTGTGGGAGGTGATGGAGGATCATCGCGGAAATCTCCCGTCGATGACGTAATCGCCGTCCTGTGTCCAAAACTCCGAATACTCGCTAGCCTCGTCGAGCAGGCGGATCACGCGCCCCATATCCAGGACAAGCTGACGAAGATCGGTATCCGGCGGGGTAGTCACGCAGTCATGGGAAGCCAACGGCGACGTCAT